TGTCGAAAAGCATTCCATGATGATATTTGGATTGCTAGTTTAGAGAACAAACTTAGAACTAGTCGCGACCATGTAGTCATCAGCGACTGTAGATTTCCTAACGAAATTAAATCAATTAAAGATGCTGGCGGCATTATTGCTTGGGTACAACGAGGAGAACTCCCAGACTGGTATCAAACAGCATTGGATGCAAACGCCGGATCAAATGTTGCTATGAATGATCTCAAAATGAAGAAGATTCATGCAAGCGAAACCGCTTGGATTGGTACTGATTTTGATATTATTTTAGATAATAACGGGACAATTGACAGTCTATACCAGCAAGTAAAACAAGTAATTACAAGTCCGGAACAAGATCTCCCTGTCGCCACTGAACGCCCTCTTTATGTAGGACTCTCTGACAATTTGCACATATCGTCTTAAGATTACTGGGGCGACTGTTAGTTAAATTGCCATCTATGTGAAACACATTGAATTGCTCTTTGTGTTTGCTCTTAAAGCCGCATTTCTCACAAGTATCTTTTTGACGGTATCCATCTAGATACCATTTGGGAAATCCGTGTGCTACCCCGCCGTGACGTAGGCATGCCTCACACTTACTTCTATAATAAGTGCGGCCATCTTTTTTATAGTTGATTGCGGCCGGTCTAAACCCGCATAAACACATTGGTCTTGCCATAAAGTATTTATTCCGCACCTTTTTGGTCCCTTTTCTGGGCTTGTTTGCGTTATGTTTTCTCCAACAAACACTAAATACTTTAGAAGAAGAATCTTAGGAGAGACCATACAATGGCAACACTATCATCACCAGGCGTAAGCGTAACAGTTATCGATGAGAGCTTTTATACCCCAGCCGCTCCAGGTACAGTACCTCTAATTATTGTAGCAACGGCAGCGAATAAGCAAAACGGGGCGGGAACAGGAATTGCTCCAGGTACACTGGCAACTAACGTTGGAAAGACATATTTAATTACTAGCCAGAAGGATCTTGTAGATACTTTTGGTGACCCAGTATTTAAAACGGACGCATCAAACAACCCAATCCATGCTGGCGAGCAAAATGAATACGGTTTGCAAGCGGCTTATAGCTTATTAGGCGTAAGCAACAGGGCATACGTTGTACGTGCTGGAATTGACCTAGCGTCAATTAACGCATTGGCAAATCCGCCAGCAGCTGACCCCTCAAACGGTACATACTGGTTAGACACAAATACTACATCGTTTGGTATTTTTGAATGGAACGGTACTACTAAGACTGCAACAAATTTAAGTGGCCAGACATTTACTAAGAAGAATCCACTTGTAATTACTGACACAACAAAGGTTGTGGATTACGCAGGTAGCGACTATGCTCCTAAGACAAGTATTGGCGCAATTGGTGATTATGCAGTTGTTTGTTTATCTGACTTAACTACAGATTACTCTGCCCCAGACAAGGTTTATTATAAAAATCGTGCTGGTCAGTGGGTACAAGTTGGTAGCAATGACTGGACAAGTTCATGGCCAACAGTGCAAGGTACTGTTGCAAGCCCAGCAATTACTAGCGGTCAAGCATTTACAATCAACGGTATTACTGTTACAGCAAATGCAACAACTGTAGCTGGATTGGCAGATAGAATCAATACTGGTCCAACAGCTTCACTTTTATCACAGCAAGGTATTACCGCAGGCGTTAGTGCAGCTGGTAGATTAGAAATTTATTCCAATGGTGCAAGCGGTGCAAACAGTGAAGATAGCACAGCTTCAAATGCTGTTGTAATTGCTAGCGGCACAATGAATGTATCAACAGTATTAGGTATTACACCTGGCACTTTTTATGCTCCAAGATTGGCAATCCAGCCACACACAAGCATTCCAAACTTCAAGACATCAAACACTGCTCCACGTCCAACAGGTTCTGTATGGATCAAGACAACTGAACCAAACAGCGGCGCTAAGATCTCTGTTAAGCGTTACAATTCAGCAACAGATGCATTTGCAGCAGTTCCAGCTCCAATTTATGCAGACGGCACAGCAGCAATTTATGGCCTAGATCGTACAGGCGGCGGGTCTAATTTAGCAGTTGGATCATTGTTTGTTAAAACAAACGAACAAGAAGACAGCGGTGCCGATGATTCACCACGTGTAGCTGACTTTAGAATTTTTAGACGTTCAGCAGTTGGTACAACAATTATTAAATCAGCAAAAATTGCAGCGCAATTTACTGCTGGAACTAACACATTTTCAATTGCAGAAAGTATTGTTGGTAGTGCTACACTAGCACCTGCAATCACTGTAACTTGTTCTTCTGCTACTGGAAATGCGCTAACTGGCAGTTTGTCTGATGCAGACAAGGTTGCTGGAGCAATTAACTCAGCAGGATTTGCTAATATTGTTGCTGAAGTAGATAGCTTGAATCGCATTGTTATTAGTCACACTAAAGGTGGCGAGTTCCGCTTAACTGACGGCACTGCAACTCCTTTAAGTAAAGTATTTTCAGTAACAGGCACTGCGGCAACAACTAATTTATATGCATCACCAACTGGCGATGTTACATCAGATTACGTTGCTACGCTATGGGAACCATTGCGTTTTACAGCAAGCGGTACAGCACCAACTTCACTAACAGCAGACGGTACATTATGGTACAACAGTATTGTTGACGAAGTGGATATTATGATCCACAACGGAACAACTTGGGTTGGTTATAAAGATGCTTCAAACCCATTAGTAGTTGATTTGGGCGCAGGTGTTAAGGCTACCGACGTTAATGGTCCAATTGTTGCGGCTACTGAGCCAACAACACAAAGCGATGGCGAAACAGCTCTTGCTAATGGTGATTTATGGATTGACACAAGCGATACAGAAAATTATCCACAAGTTTATAAGTTTAACGGCGTATCGTTAAAATGGGAATTGGTTGACAGTTCCGATCAAAGTACTGAAAATGGTATTTTATTTGCTGACGCTCGTTACAATACAGCTGGCGCAAATAGCGATGAACCTGGTTTAATTGCTGACATGTTAGAAAGCAATTTCTTAGACTTTGATGCTCCAGATCCAGCACTATATCCACAAGGTATGTTGTTATGGAACTTACGCCGCTCAGGATTTAACGTTAAGCGTTATGCACGTAATTATGTTGACGTAACTGCAATAAACACTCGTGTTAACGGAGCAGTAGGTGAAACACAAGCTGGTTATTATCCAAATCGTTGGGTTAGTGAAGCTGGCAATCAAGAAAATGGTGCTGGTACATTTGGACGTAAAGCACAACGTAAAGTTGTGGTACAATCATTACAGGCACTGGTTAACAGCAACCAAGAGATCCGTGAAGAAGAGCAAAGAGTGTTTAACTTGATTGCTTGCCCAGGATATCCTGAGTTGATTGGTGAAATGATTACACTAAACTATGACCGCGGATTAACAGCGTTTGTTGTTGGTGACACACCAGCTCGTTTAACAAGCGATGCAACAAGTCTAGTTAACTGGGGTAATAACGCAGCACTAGCATTGGAAGACAATGATCTAGGCGCAGCAAGTTTTGACGAATACATGGCTATGTTCTATCCATGGGGCTTTACAAGTGACAACTTTGGTAATAACGTGGTTGTGCCACCAAGTCACATGATGTTACGTACTATTGCACTAAGCGATAACGTTTCATACCCATGGTTTGCGCCAGCAGGCACACGTCGTGGCGGTATTACTAACGCATCAGCAGTTGGTTATATTAATGACGAAGGCGAGTTTACAGCAGTTGCTTTAAATAACGGTCAACGTGATACACTGTATGATGTTAAAGTTAATCCAATTACATTCTTAACAGGTGTGGGTCTTGTAAATTACGGTCAGAAGACTCGTGCTAGAAATGCTAGCGCATTAGATAGAATCAACGTGGCACGTTTAGTAATTTACTTACGTAGACAGCTAAGTGTTCTAGCTAAGCCATACATTTTTGAACCAAACGATAAAATTACTCGTGATGAAATCAAGGGTGCTGTGGAAAGTTTGATGCTAGAACTATTAGGTCAACGAGCACTATATGACTACATTGTTGTTTGTGACGAAAGTAACAATACACCAAGTAGAATTGACAGAAACGAATTGTATGTTGATGTGGCCATTGAACCGGTCAAAGCAGTTGAATTCATCTACATTCCATTACGCCTAAAGAACACTGGCGAAATAGCTGGTCTATAAGATGATAAATATCAATAACGGAGCATATTAATTATGGCAATCGCAACATTATCAAAATTCACAGTGCCGCTAGCATCAGATGCTAGCGCATCAGCACAAGGCTTGTTGATGCCAAAGCTCAAATATCGCTTTAGAGT